AGGGGTGAGAGGGAGTTAGATCACCGCACCTTGCTTAATACCGTTAAACAAGATGTGCGCGATGGGGTTGCGCATTTCGACGCCCCACTCCGTGAGGATCAAGCGGGTATCCGCGTCACCGATCTTAGCAATCGGAATCTGGCGGAAGTTCCGGAAGAACCCGACGGCGAGGTAAGCCGGATCGAGGATGTACCCAACATCGGTGGGAATCCACCGGGAAGGGATAACCTTGATGCGGCCGAAGTCGGTGGCAATCACATCAACGGTCGCAACCACTTCGGTCTTGCCGACGAGAACCTGCGAAGACGAACGACCCTGGAAGGTTGACACCGTACGCTTGATCCCAGGCGGAACGATCATGAGATTGGGCTGCGCGCCGTTGGTGTACGCCTTCTGCATAGCGTCGTTGACCATAGGCTCGGTGAGAGCAACCTGCGAAGCACCCGCGACAGCAGCGAAAGCACCTCCGGGAGTAGTCGGAAGGCCGGTAACGACGCCGACAACTGCCGCGCCAGCAACGTCGTTACGGTCCTTACCGCGAGCGATGAAGTGGGCGATTGCTTCGGTCATGCGAGCAGTCGGGGTCGTATCTTCACCGTCGACGCGAGCCTGACGGCCAGACATGATGGCTTCCATGTCCGACTTGAGGACCTTGGACTTGAGAGCCATCTGGTGGCCCATTTCCGAACCCTTGCCAGCAGCGTCGGAAGCTTCCTGCGAACCGGAGACGGTTGCATCGCGCTTCGAGATCTGCGTGACATTGGACAGCCGGATGGTGGGCTGCGAGGTAGAACGAGCCAGCTCGAAGCCTTCGATCTGAGCATTGTTTACATCGACGGTGGGCAGATGTTCGGTCTGCCAGTCAAACTGGCGGTTCTTCACATTGCGCCGACGAGCCGCCGACATGATGGGAGTATCGAACGGATCAATGTTGTAGATCGCGTTGGACAGATCTTCCCGGTTTCCCACCGCCTGATAGGTGGTGTAAGCATTTGTGACCTTAGGCATAGTTTATCTCCGAATGAGTGAAGTGAAAAACTCACCCGCCGCCTCAACCGAGCCGGTCTTTTGCAGCCGAGTGAATGCCTTACCATTGCCCTTGTTCCCCGATCGGTTGGGTACGGAGTTGCGGGACTTGGAAGGCCTTTCATTTCCCTTAGTCTTCGGAGGCTTGGGTGCGCGGCCCATTATTCTATCGAATTTAGCCGCTTTAAGCAAGATAGCAATCATGCGGGAATCATGAGTGGTTAGGACTTCTTGCTGTTCAAACCCTGCCGACAGAGCAGTCTGCATCATCGAAGCCAAATCCGCCTGCATTACGCGTTCGTCTCTCCAGCGCGGGTTATTGGCCATGACCTTAGCATTTTCACCGTCGATCCACTCCTTAGTTTCACGTTCGGCGGCGTCCTGCTGCTCTTTAAGGGTCTTCTCCCGCTTCTCAGCGAGTTCCGACCGTATTGATTTCAGCTGCTCGTACCTCTTCTGCAAGGCACGGGCGGCTTCGGGATTCGCCTTAAACTCGGCATCCCAATCCGGCTCCTTAGGGACCAGCGCCGAAACGTGCTCGTTGAGTTCGTCAATGAGCTTCGTGTATCTCGTCTGGGCCTCGGTAACTTTTTGAGCCTCAACGCGGAGGACTTTCTTGACGTCTTCCAGCTGGTTGAGGCGTTTGTGAAATGTCTCTTGCCGGATATATCCGTTCAGAGCTTCTGTTAGGGGAACTTCGGCTTTTTCGCCGTCGATCGTGACTTCGTAAATGGGGTCTTCGTCATCCCCACCTTCTTCCCCATCGTCATCGCCGGACTCTTCGCCGTCGGGGGCTTCGTCCTTTTCCGGATCAAATTCTCCATCATAGAAGCCGCCTTCCTCTTCGCCATCGTCGTCCTCCTTCGGGGCTTTCGCAGCTTTTGCGGTTTTGACAGGGAGATCGTCGCCGCCACCTTGCGGGGGGCTGTCTTCGTCGACTTCTAATTCGCCCATACCGCCGAACATCATCTCCAGTCCGGCTGAATCTTTGACGCCGCCTCCAGAACTTTCGCTGCCTTTATTACCTATGACTTCGTCGAAGGCTGCAGCTGATTCTGCGACATTTGGCATTACTTTCTCCCCTGCATTGCGGCTTCATTGATGTACGATTGCAGATAGTTCTGCAGGTCGTTCATGACGTGTAGTGTAGCATGGGCGTGGGCTGCTGTCAAGTCCCCCACCGGTATTCCGCGTAGCTTCTGAATGCAGTCGCGTTCCATGTCCTCGAAGGCCAGCTGCAGTACTTTGGAACCCAGAATGGCCCTAGCATCTGCAGCCAGCTCTTCAATGTCTGCTCTACTGCGGTTGGACATCACGTGTATTGCCCCTCTCTACAAGTGCCTGGGCTTTCAGCGTATCCGCTTCGCCCTTCTGGAGAGCCTCGATAAGGTCAACCAGCGACTTGAGGCCGAGTTCGTCGCGACGGAAGTCTTCATCGAGTGCCATTTGAACGCCCTTTTGGCTAACCTCGGCCTTCGTCTTGACCACAGACGCCTTAACTTTCTCAAGCTCTGCCTGTGCGAGTAGCTGTTCGGGCGAGGGCTCTTTCGGCGCATCTTGAAGCTGCTTAATAAGCTCCGGTGTGACTGGACGGAAGTACCGGTTGACGTTCTTGATATTCGATATGGCAAGCATGTCCTCCACAGTGTTCATAAACTCTTGCGGAGTCACTATGACGTTGCCTGGCCCGAACTGTTGCATGATAAGCATCTGGGTATCTTTGATTCCCTGCAATGCTTGCAAACGAGACGCATCGTTACCAAGCGCAAGAGTTGGGTTTACAATGAGGCGCATATCGGGATCGAACAGGGAGTGGTCAACAGTAGTCCACTTCCCGCGAAGCTCGACCGTTTTCTTGATGTTGGGGTGATCCGAAATCTCTCGAATGATACCCTTCATAAGATGCTTGAAGCCCGTCTCAGCGAAAATGCGGGCTATCAGTTCGATGCGTTCCTGGGCTCCGGTCACGATAGCTTCGACACCGAGGACGCTGGTAGACTGGAGAGCACGTGGATCGACGCCTTTCGACGCCTCCGAAATGCCCGTCCTTCTCTGGCGGAGTTCGTTGATGACCCCCATCATCTCGAAGACCTGCGCGCCAATGAAGTTGGGAACATGCTCGTATATCGCGCCACCCGGATCGCCCTTGACGCGAACCGTCTTACCCACTTCGTCGTTGAGCTGATCTTCGAGATTGACCGTGAACTCGTTGACGTAAGTATCGGGGAACAGAGTGGATGAGATGCTGTCCAGAGCGCCACGTAGAAGCTGCGTGTTGATGTTCTGGAACATCTTGGTGAGGTCAGCCATGGCCTTACCGATGACCGTATGGGGGGTCGGTTCGCCGCAGAATACCGCGTACTTCACATAATCAGCGGGTTCGTCATTAATGATGCCAAAATCATCTCCCACAACGCAGATTTTTCTAAGTTCTGCGTAACCGTCTCCGTCACGATCCACGCGAATATAATATTCTCCGTATCGCACCAAACGGTTGTTGATGATAGCATCGTCGACGCCTGGAGTTCTCTGCTGCTGCTCTTCAGTGTAATAAGCCCCGTGGTCGCCAGCATATTCCTCGATCTGCTCATAATCGTAACCCTTCGAGACTACATCGGAGATAGTCAGAAGCTGGTCGCGGCCAATCAGGAGCGCGTCGTAAGGGGTCCGAGCGCGTCGATCGATGCGGAACTCTTCCGGGGGCACGGCTTCGACGCGGTGACAAGGCGTGGAGGAAGTGTATTTCATCTTCACTTCTTTCATGACGCCCGTCTGTTCGTCGAGACCACCTTTCATGATATCTTCTTTATTGACGATTTCGACCTGCGCCTCGTTGTCGCCGTCGGTCCATTGCTGGATAATCCGGAGAACGTCTTCTTGGGTCAGATCATTGAAGGTGCGTTCCTTGATCTTCTTATCGTCCTCGGTCCACCATGTCGCAACACCGATCTTGTTGATCAGCGCGTCTTTGAAGACCGAGTGCATCAACATGAAGCCCTCGTTCTCTTCCTTGAACACGTAGTTGGCATATTCCGTCTGCTCGCGAGCCTTGTCCACCTGATCGGGGCGGCTCGGACGGAAGTCCGCGACGTTATCAGACGAGAAGAATATCCGCATCAAAGACGGCATGATTGCCATCACGGTATCCTGAACATCCGTGGAAACCGCTTGGGACCGATTGACATCATCTTCTTCTATGTCGCCGGTCGCTTCTTCCGACGTAACTGCCAGCCGGGGATATTCCCCATCGTAGTAGCGCATGTTTTCGACGCGCTCAGGTGACAGGAAGCTCTCGTCATAATCCACAGCATCAGCGATCAACGATGCGATGTAATTCTCGTAGGTCTGTTCATCCTCGAACTCGTTGCCCATTGCACCGGAGGCAACATTCGGAAACAGATTTTCGTAAGCGTTGGCCATCACCTAACTCCCCTTATCTTCCTGCGGAGCGGCCCGCTAAAAGGAACAATGTTACTACCGTACGACGCCAAGATATGAACGCACAACGCGCCATATCGGAAGGCATCTGCGGGATGTGAAGCCCAATTATGCACCGGCTTGCCCACTTTGTTCCGGTGGTAGTTTTTCATGGCTGATACGCCATGCTCGCAAAGCGTTTCGTCGAACCAGCAGAGCGAGAGGATGATCTTCACGGCG